AGGACGGAAGGGAACGGACAAACTTGGCACTCGAGGGGGGACGGCCTGGAGCAACGGGATATATTCCAACAATGGAACAGGGTCTGGCGATGGGAGCATCACCGAAGCCCAAGGCGTTAGTGCTGGACCTGGGGGCACCCAACGAGGAGATGATGGAGCAGTCTCGTCTTCGCCGTGGTTTGCGCCGATAATTAGCGAGTCGACTGAGTGCAAGGATGGTGTTTGCCCAGTTCCCTGGGCCACCAAAGAAACTGCTCCTGTGGTCCAGGAGGATCTGGTAAATCATCCTTCGCACTACACTGATGGCGAAATTGAATGTATTGATGCCATTGAAGCAGCTTTAACTACCGAAGAATTTCGTGGTTACTGCAAAGGCAACAATTTAAAGTACACCTGGCGCGAACGCCACAAAGGCGGTACAGAATCGCTGAAGAAAGCCCTGTGGTACCTGAAGCGCCTTGTTCTGCTTGACGAAGTTCAGAACGGCTGAAGATTGTCTTCATCTTCGTCCTCGTCGTCGTATATACATGCGGCGGCGAGTTCTGCTAACTCCAGGTCAGTAGGAATGTCGAAGTCAATCTCAATATTTTCAGACGCCATGATCTCTTTGACTGCATACCACTCCATCAGGCGTTGATGGTAGAGGTTCAATAGGGCTGCATATAGGTCGTCCCAGGTCATCTCTTGGGCCGCAAGCTCAGCTTTGCGCATCGAGAATTGAAGCTCTAAAGGAAGTTCAAATTCCCGTGGCTCTACTGAACGCTCCATTCCGCTTTGCACGTTTTTAATGCAACTATTCTAATTCTACCTGTCAAAGACAGTGTTGAAATCATCGGGGTCGTACTCGTCAGTGCGGAATGTGTCCCAGGGTTTTTCACTGACCCGAAACTCGTTTACAAATCTGGATAGTACGTACGGATTCAAACTCTCCTCCAGGTGCTTGATTGCTTGAATTTCGTGTAACGCTCCAGAGTAACACCTGAACGCAGCCAACAATAACTGTGTACAAGGTTGGATAAAAACATTGGAATCTATAAGCAGAATATTAATTTCTTCCCGACGCCTAGTCAACATGGAACCAATGACTTGATGATCGGCATCAAAAACCCATCGACTCATTTCCTCCGTAACTTCCTTTAGGTCTTCATGTTCTAAGCTGTCAACAATGCTGCTGTAGAAAAACGATTCCCAGCCGACAGAATGAATGAATGAAATAAGGGCCTGTCTTACAGATTCACTCAGGCCAATGTTTAATTTTGATAGTTGTGTATCAATTACATCTACTTCGTGGAACAAATATTCAAGCGCTTTTTCTTTACTGCACAGATGTCCGCGCTTCACTGGCGAGCCATCAGGATAAAATTGTGTGCCATATCCAATGGTGTAAGGTTCCCCACCTGTACTTGGATCGGCGTAGGCTTTCTCGTTAAAGCCCTCATGCTTGCAGATTAAATAAATTGCACGCGAAAAGTCAGACATGGGGGCAACTATTCATTACCCCCAATATACACAACTTACCTGCCTTGGCCGCGAGTTTTTTTGCGACCGTGATTAGGCAACGAGTGTTGACCTTGTCCTTGCCTTGTCTTCTTGGGTTTGGATTCGATTTTAAGAGATGAGCTGGACTTTGGTTTTGCCATGGTTTTCACCAGTTGTGGTTACAGGCCCAATACCCCGGAGTCAGTTTGTCCTTCTTCTCGGAGCAGTTGTGCCTGGCTTTAAAGTTAGCACGTCTTCCCTCGTCATGGTGCGACAAGTAGTCGTCATAACCCCGCAAGCCAAACCGTACAATGCTCTCCTTCCCGTCCTGGCACCCTTTGACAACGTACTTGTGCTTATCACCTTTAGGAGCACGTTGCGGTTTGTTGCACTCCATCTTATCTTTCTGAAATCTGTTTGCGGCACTAGCCGCTTTCTTACGTTTATCAGCCATTAGAAAGAACCAAAGAAAGAACTAGAAAAAGGATCGGACAAATCAGATGGACTCTTCTTACCTGCGGTAGGAGAAAGATTTAAACGTGATTTAAATTCCGAAAGAATATCACTACCTTTCTTAATTTTAACTGGAGAACTTGGTTCTTCTTCCTCTTCTTGTGTATCTTCATCTGGGAAGAAAGAAAAGTATTTGCTTTTAGGTTCTGTCGCTTTAGGCGTTTCCTTCTTAGGTTTTTCTTCTTCGCCAAACGAAGACAAACTTTCGAGTTGACCAATATCCGCAAAAGGATCTCCTGTCGGCTTGAATTTATAAAGTTCACTGGGCGCCTTGCCACTGTAAACAGTTTGGAAAATTTTCTTATCTTCTTCTGTGGCATCGGGCATGAAGTCACTGTAAAACTCTTCTTGACTTCCCTGGTACCCCGCCGATTTAAAACGATTAAACAAAGCGTCGTCAACTTTTGCATCTTCTTCTCTTTTGTCAGAAGCACGTTGAATGTACTCAACGCCTAATAACTCTTGTGTTGGGGTTTCGCTTTCCTGATTCAGCTTTTTAATTTGTTCTCTAATGTCCAAGGCATCCGAACTACGAATACCATCAGAGATCATCTTCTTTAATTGAGTAAGATCTTCTGTATTTGGATCCAGGCCATAAAGCTTTAAGACCTTCTCTGTTTGTTCTTTATTTTTTAACGGGTCTAGTTTATTTACAAACTCATCGGCAAACTCTTCTGGGTTCACAAACTGACCAAAGACCGTTCCAATTTTTGCGTACTTATCGGCAAGGTAGGGCGTTAGTACTTGCTTTAAGTAGATCTGCGCAATGCGTGGATTGAATACATCAGGAGCCGAGTCGTACTGTCTGGCTTGTCCTAATACTTCATAGTGCAGCTTGGCAAAATCTTCTTTGTTGTTTACGTCAAAACCATATAGGTATGCCTTGGCTTGCCAGTTAATATCATTGCCATTATCATCTTTTGTTATCTCACCAGCCTTTGCTTTCTCCCAGTCATTTGCAATATCAGTCTTTTGCTTAATGTATTGATCGGGAATGGTGCTGCCCCATTCCTTTTGGAACTGGTCCCCCAAAAGCACAGGAGATTTTCCTTCCGTGCCAACACCTTTTTCAAGGTAGTACTTACCTGGGTCAAAGTAATAATCAGAATTAAACTTACTTGTCCCCAGGGAGTCAAGGGCTTTCATCCAGGAAACAGAAGCTGATTCCGCCGCATTTTTTAAACTTTGCAAACGGTCTTCCGTTTGAAAAATGTTTTGCTTATCTTTGTCTACATTGATGTAATCCCTAAATTCGCTAATCGATTTTGACGCATTAAATCTAGGCAGCAAATAATCATTAAAGAAGTCTTGCGCAAATTGAATGTCAGAGTCAATTCTTTTGTCTGGCTCCAGGTAGTCCGCTGGTTTGTTGTTGTAAATGTTTTGTGCTTTTTGTTTTTCTTGTTGTGTTGCTGTCGGGCTGTTTAGTGTTTTGTACGCGTCGTCATAATCCGACCATTTAGCTAGCGTGTCATTATCAACCCAACCTTTGGCACGACGTGCTGCCTCGTAATCAATCCACTCTTGTTTTGTTGTTTTACGCTTATCGACTGGTACGTAATCCTTGGGAAGATTAGCTGCATTAACTTTTTGCTGAGCACTGATATTACCTGGATCTTTTTTTAACGTCTCGTATGCATCGTCGTATTGCTTCCAAGATTTAACCTGTTCTTCAGTAACAAAACCATTGCCAATATTACGCTGGTAACCAGGAACGTAATCATTTGGTACGTCTAAATCACCTGCGTATTTTTTCTCAATCTCATCAAAGAACCATTTCTCCCAGTTGTACAACAGTCCGTTGTTGCTTCCAAATACTTTTCCTGTGTCTAGTGACAAGTTAAATTTCTTGGCAAGGTCATCTTTTTGTTGTCCCCCCAGTGAAAGAATGCCTCCTACCCCGGATTCTTGCAAAATAGAATTTGCAATATTCTCACGCATACCAAGAATCTCTTGGCCAAATGAAGTACCACTTAACAAGTCAAACTTTTGCTCTGCTTTTTTTGCTTCAATCAAAGCCCTGCGTGAGTCTTCTAAAAACTGCTTTTGAAATACGGCTGCCCTTTCGGTTTGCTTAGCTTCAGCTTCGCCCGCAACCTTAGTGAGCGCTGTGTCGTATTCCGATAACTTTGTGTCAACCGCTTTTATTTCTTTGTTGGCCTGAATATCTTTAATTAATTTCTGAGCACCTGGGTACTGGTCTGAGTCCAGTTGGTATGCTTTGGTCAATAACTCACCAAAGCCAGCTTCTGACTGAATCTCTGGTTCGGCACCAGTGGCTTCTTTTACTGCTTCATAAAGCTTTGCCCAAGGCTGCTTGGCTTCTTTAGGGAAACGCTCTGAATATAAAATTTCGGACTTGGCGGTACTCCATTGATCTTTTAGCTGTGCGTTGCTAGTGACAAGATTTCTGTATTGACTAGCAATGTCGCGAAGCTGGTAGCCTTCAGTTGTTTGTTTTAATCCAAGAATATCGGTTGCAATCTTGTCGCGTTCAAACTGACGGGCGGCATCTGTTTTTCCTGGAACAGACTCTTCTACCTTGCCATATTCAAAACCATCAGTAGGTGTAAGGGGCTTGAAGCCTGGATCCCGCTCCCCCTTTTTCTTTGCTTCATTTTGACCAATGTTACTGTAGTGCCATAACGCGTATGCTTCATAGTTTGGGTAACGCCCCAATATGTCAAGGTCTTCATTTTTTACTGCGTTATCCCAGGCTTCTTTTGCGCTTTTGCCACTTGTTGTGCCGCCGTAGTACTCAGGGTTAAATCGAATTGTATTTTCAAAACCCTCAAAAGGAACTTTTGCCCCTGAAGACGTGTCCCAGGGAGACACTACCTTTGTTGTGTAGAAAGAATTAAAAGCAGTTTTAGCATTCTTTTTTATTGCGTCGTCTACATTAGAGTTATCAATTGCTTTTTTAGCATCTAAATACATTCCAGGCTTGGCTGCCTTTGCGTAAGTGTCGATTGTTCTGTATAAAGAATTAACTTTTGCTGCCTCTTCATTTTTTTTAATACTTGCAGCATTATTACTGCGCGCAGTTGCCTGTTCTGTTTTTAAAGCATTCTCTGCCTCCCATGGTTCTGGATTAGGAATACCAGCTGCATTAAGAGCATTTATGACATCCCAATATCCGCCGTTAACGTCTACTGTTGCTGTTTTTTCGGTGTATCCAGTAATACCAACACCTGCGCCCTTGGAACCATAGTTTACATATCCCCAATTGGGTACTTTGCGTTTAATAGATACCTTGTCAACTAAAGGGTTATTTTCGCTCTGGTACTGAATATCCCATTTATTCTGACCTGCATCATATGAAATTGACATCTTAAACAGCTTCCCTAAACACAGTTAAATCGCAAACAAAAACATCAAACGGCTCTTGTTTGATCCAGGCATTAATTCTATCCATCCTAGCTTGAGTAAAGAACTCTTGCCTTTCAAACCATTCGTTCATCTTGGTGCTTGCCTTGGATGTATTGCATCTGCGACAGGCGGGTACAAGGTTTGTTCTGTTACTAGACCCCGATTTAAATCTGGGAATTACATGATCTAATGACGTGGCATCCGCCTCGCAATAAGCACATTTACAGTCCCAGGCGTCGTATATAGATTGACGGTAACGTTTCTTGGCTAGCTTTGGAGTTAATTCAATGAGCAGGGCAAGGGGTTCCTGTTCGCAATTGAACATACTCTTTTGTGCTGTTAATCTATTTTAATTTGACCCATATTTGTTCTCGGTTAAGTAAAGAGATAAAATTTTTCTTAAGTCTGTTGACAGGCTCTTGACGTGGTGTAAGTTAAGTGAGTACACGACTCCTTTGGTCATGGCTAAGCACCCAGGATGGGTCTCCGTCCAGCAAGCGGAAGAACTCCTCGGCATTGATCGCAAGACTCTCTTCAAGTACCGCGACAATGGCACGCTGAAACTTGGCCCCCACTTCGCCGCTTTTCCTGAGACTCGTTCACGCGACAACTACCGCTGGAACATTTCTGCAGTGCGTAAGCACCTGAAAAAACTTGAAATGCAAATGGCTGCTGCCTGAAGCTAGTCAAGTATTGATCAAATGCCCCGTCTTGTGCGGGGCTTTATTTTGTCTACTCTTCTGGCGGGATACCGTTCACATAACCAGACCAGGCTAGTCCCACGGCTTCAATTGTCGATAGCTCACCAGAGGCAAAAGGTAAATGAACAACATCACCAGCATGATAGATGGTAGGCCGACCACTTACCTGGAACTCACTAAAACCGTACTTGCGAACATCATCCTGTTCTTGTGAGTAAATAAAGTTTGTATCTACAACATCTCCAAAATTTGGCGTTGTCATGACGAAGAAGGGTTTTGGCCTAGTGATGGCTTGTATGCAGTGCCATCCTTGTCATACATTGTAAAACCTCTCATCATGACAAAGTTGGCTGGAATATTGAACAGTTTTTGCATCATCGGCATCATCATTGGTGATTGGCAATTGTATGGGGGCACGTCCATCATTGACAAAGATGTTCTTGACAAGTCCGCTGCAATCAACTCCTTCTGTTCATTTTCAGTTTGATCAACCAACCTTTGCTCCCACGCAGCCATGCTTCCTTCTTCCACTGGAAAATCAGACGGCTCTGGTGGGAAATTACCTTCTGCAAACTTCATGGCATAGATGTGTTTGCAGTAACGCATCTCATCTAGTAGCGGTGCCCAAAAATCTGTAATCGAAGTAATCTGACCATTGGCTGAAGTGTAGTCTTCATATAAAGGCATCCCTTCCGCCCTGGAGCCAGGGATGGAAGGGTTACTTGTATTTCTTAGGTATGTAGCACCAAACTCACGAAAGACTCCAGCAAAATCCCTGGTCGCATCAGGATCTACCGTTGATGTTGTGTTTACTTCAGGTGGAACTGTGTACTGTGCCGAGGGCGCAATAATGTCCATTTTGCGATCAACCGTTGCACTTGTCATCGCATTGTTATTCAACTTTCCGTTTAATTTTGTTTTCTCATATCGACCAGGCTTAACAGACGCAAGGCTTGTTCGCGGGAATATCTTTTTAGTACCTTCGCCAAGAGTATTCATAAACGAGTAATCACGATGGGTAAAGTCTTGGCAAGAACAACAGTATCTTGAGCCAGTTATCAGGTATCTATTAAGACTGGGACCTTTGGTAGCTGGTGTAATCAACGCCGAGTCTGGTGTTGCTTCAACAGAACCCGACTTGCGAAGCTTTAAAATTCCAGTGAAAGGATACGTCTCCACAATGACAGCTTGGATATAGCCGTAT